ACCGACTGTCTCTTTTGCTTCGTCAAATGCAACCTGAACGCGTGCAATTTTTCCCGCGTATGTGTCAGCGTTTCGTGCTGCTGCGCCACCAAACAATTCAGTCAGGCGACCTTGAACCTGTTCAAATGACATTGTTTTAAGTTCGGCAGTTGATAAGCCAACCCCCAATTTACCCAGGGCAGCGGTGTTGCCGTCGTACGCTTTGGCAAGTGAATTGGCAATTGCTTCGACTGGCTTGCCTGTTGCCGCGCTAATGTCCAGGGCGGTTGAAAGTAGATCTTGCGCCTTTGTAATGTCGCCCGTCGATCTAACCAAGCGACCAAGTGCCGGGCGCAGTTCGTCGTCAGCAACACCAGTTGCCAATGACATTTGAAGAATCGATTGTTCAGTTGCTTTGATCTGGGCTTGTGTTGCACCCGTTGCGTTTTCCAACGCAACCGCCAATTGTGTTTGTGCCTTTTCGTCAGCAATTGCAGCCTTTACGCCTTCAATACCAATTGCGATCGCGGCAGCACCAGCAGCGGCAGCAGCTGCGGCAAACGCCTTGCCGATCTTTACACCAGCCTTGCCGATCTTGTCGCCAAATGAATCAACGTCGCCACCTGCAGTTTTCAGCGATTTGTTGAGATTGTCAACGTCACCAAGAATCGAAAGTTTAAGGGTACGACTGCCAGCCATTAGTCAAACTCCTTCACAACTTTGACGAACGCGTTTTCCCAACGCTTGACGATTTCAGGCTGGATTCTGCGCAATGTCGGATAAATAAACCAGCCGCGTGAACCCCGACCTTCACGACCTGACCACACTGGAAATTGCTTCTTATTATTTGAACCGAATTCGTTACCTGCCCATAACTGTTGCGTTGTGCCGCCGCCTGAAAACTTTTGGGCTGCGAAACCGTAGGAAATTTCACCAATTTTTGATGACTTTGAAACCTTCGCACCAGTGGCAATTCTGATTTTTGCGGCTTGATTCGTGCCGCTGGTTGACGCGGCGTCGATCACGCTTGAACGAACATAGTCCGCCAATTCGCTGCTGATGACTTTTGCCTGTTTGGTTGCTTCTTCGTCCATTGCTTTGAACGAACGGGTTATGGCGCGCAATTCTGCTTTGTCATAGGAAATTGCTTCCTTAGCCATTTGCCCGCCTTTCTAAAATTTCAATGACCGTCAAAATGTCTTCGGCACTTTCAAACTCATTTGGAGATAGCCCCGTTGCCAGGGCTATCTCCCAAACGATTCGACTTAGGCTTCCGACTGGGTAACTTTTGGGTTTGCTTCACCGACGATCACTTCGGAAATAGTTTCCGTCCATGCTTCGATCGGCTTGACTGGCTTACCAGCTGCTTCTCGCTTCATGGCGTGATAGGCAAGGAATACCAAATCGGAAATTCCGATCTTTTCCTGCGCCTGGGCAATAGTGTGACCCGTTTGCTTCTCCCACTTCACCCATTCAGGCGGTGCCGCCGTGTAGGTGATTTGGTCGCCGTTATTGTATTCAATTGTTATTGGTAACTTCATTTTGTCTCCCGATTAGTAGTTTTTAACTGAATGTTTCAGTAGGTGTTCCCACCACAATGAATGATAGGTCAACTGTCTGTGCGTCAGGTGCTGACCCGCCGACTGCTGGAAATACTGGCATGACGTTGAATGCAAACACTGCACCAGTCACCGCAGTCATTGAAACTGCCAATGTTGTGTTTGGTGCTGATTCGCATGCAGTCCATAATGCTTCGCATAATGAACCTGACGCGCCCCAGTCTGCAAGCATTGAAAGATCGAAAGTCCATTGGTCGTCAATGTGCTTGTAAGCCTTGCCGTCAAGTGTCTGGTAAGTCTCAACGGTTGGTGAATTTGCAAGTGTTGCGCTGGTCGCCTGCGCGTCGTAGTTAACGGTTGCAATGGTCACGACTAAATCGCGACCAGTGATGATTGTCGTTGGCATTTTGTCCCCTATGTTGTTTGTGTGTAGTACGTTGAAACGTTGATGTCCGCAACCAACATGGGCGACTGACCCACTTCAAGAACCGTCGGCTTTTCGATCTGTCCAACAACGTATCCTGCGGGCATTGCCGCAAGAATTCCCATGATGAGTTTTTCCAGGTTGTCCAATGACCCTGCGTTGCTATTGGAAGCAACAATGGCAGTAATTGCAAAATTGATTTTGACCTGTGTTTTTGCCTTGCCTATCAAAACAACTTCCATGTAAGGCGAATCGGGCACGATTACAATGGCAGGTGGAATCGGTGATTCAGGCACGCTTGCATAGCAGGTCGCCGATAACGCGCTGAAGGCGTTGGATAAGGCTGCGCGGGTTTCGGAAACGGCATTGGCTGGCACTTATTGAACGACCGTTTCAACGTCCAGGTACGGCATAAGCAAGGTCGAAACGCGGTTGGTCAGGCTGCGCCCCATACGGTACGGCGTTGAAGTGAAATCCACGCCTTCGATCTGACCGCCTGCGGCAACGCGTGACTGAAAGACTTCAACGCTAACTGCCAAAATTGCAGATTCAATTGGGGCACTGGTTGCGTACAAATCAGCTGCGGAATAGCCTGAAAGTGTTGCAGTGCCTGTTGGAATTATGTCGCGCAATGTGACGTCAGTTGAAGTCAATGCAGCGGTGAAATAATACGGTGTTACGGTCACGACCGTGTGGGTCGCCGTGAATGGTGCGGGTAAACCAGCAACAATGACTGATTGACCAGCAACAAAATGGTGTTCACGTTGCGTGTAAAAATAAGCAACGTTTGATTCTAGTTTGTAAGCGTTAACGGCTGAAGTGTTTGCAACCAACATGGGCAAAATGACGGCTTCAGCGGTGTTGATGATTTCGTCCAGGTAACTGTCTGAATAAAGTGAAACGGACACGCCAAGCACCGTGCGCAATTGGCTTGCAGTGACAATGACTGGCATGTCCGTTTCCTTTCGATCGGCTGCGGCGAGATCGGGAGAACCCGCCGCATGATTAGTTGGGGTTAGTTATCAGGTCTTGTTGATACCAAATGCGCCTGCACCGATTTTCGTTGCAATTGCACCGTATCCGTAAACTGAAACTGAAACCTGACCTGAAGCAATAACGTCAGCGCGTAGGCGATACGTTGGTGATTCATACCATGTATAAGCAGTTGGGTTGATGATTAGCATTGAATCATCTTTGTCAGTGTCATTTGCTGACGGTACGTTTGCAGTGACGTAAAGATCAAGTCCTGCAACGTTTCCACGAATTGAATCTGGACGAACTGAACCGCCTGCGTTTGAAGGTTGTGCAGCCATGTAAATTGGACGACCTGAATCGTTCAATGTCATTAGGTTTGCCCATTGTGAAGTGTTCGCAAGAATGTTGCGCGCAAATCCCTGTGTGTTTGAATAAACTGAAGCAGCACCGCGTGAAACAAAACCAAGCAATTCAGCTGCGGTTGGGTATGTTGTCAGTGTTGTTGCGTCGGCTGTTGCACCGCTTGCAAGTGCAGTGTAAACCGCTAGGTCTGTTGCTTTTGCGTACGCTGCTGACATGTTTGTCAATAACTCATTGAAAAATAGCGGTGAAGTACGATCAAGCAATTCAACGGAAAATGTCTGTTGTCCTGCGTACTTCTTGACGGATACTGAAAGGAAACTAGAAGCCTGATCAGTTTCTGAAGGTGTGCCTGCTTCGGCAGTTTCTGCCACTGTTGGCATTGTTGTGATCTTTGGAATTTCAAATGACATTCCAGCGTCAGGCAATACGCCGCGAGAAATCGCGTCAACTGCTGAACGTGTTGTGTTTGCTAGTCCATTGATTACTTCAGTCAACTGACGTGTAGGCACTAAACCTGCGTTGTCTGTTGTGTCATCTGCTGCTGCAACGTACTGACGAGCGTTCTCGTCACCCAATGAAGCGCGGATTGTGTTTTCTAGGTACTTAGCGGCGGTGAACTCTAAGCGTGGCTTAGTTGTCCAACCACCGACCGCAGCATTTACGTTTGCGGTTACTGACTGGGCGGCTTCTACCGTTTCGGCGGTTGAAGCGTCTTTGACGGTGTCTTCCACTTCGTCTTCTCCTTCTGTTGGTTGTGCTTCAGGTTCGATTGTCGAATCTGAAATTTCTGTTTCGCCTTCTGTGGCTGCTACTTCTGCAACGCGTGCTGATCGAATGGCAGGTTCTGACGTCAATGCAACACCAGTCATTTCACCCTTTAAAATGCGCACTGTTCCGTCTTTAAGTGTTTCGTATTCGTCAAAATAAACTTCAACGCTGAAACCGTCGCGCAAACCTTCAGCGGCTTCAACCAATGCGTCATTTCCCGCAGTTGTTTCAGCAATTTTAAATGTTGCGTCAATGCCCTGGTCGCTTGATTGAATTGAAAGTGTTTTGCCAATGCGACGTGTGCGGTCGTGTTCAAGATTAAGAAGCACCGGGGTCGCTTCAATTGAATTCTTTGCAAACTGCACTTTACCTATTGAAGCATTACCAGTTTCTTCGAATGTGACAATGCGCCCTGTAATTGTGCGACTGTTTGAATCAGCAGCCGTGATTGCAATTGGTGTGATCAGTTTTTTCATAGCAGCATGTCTTCTTCCTCGCGTATTTCTTCGATCGACATTGCGCCGATACGATTTAAGATTTCATAGACCTGCGCGCGTTCGTAAGGATTGCCACGAAGGAAGTCGTCTAAATCAAACGACACGCGATTTCCTGCTGGTGTAAAATCAGCAAATGACAAACGTTGTTCGATTATGGACATGTAATTTCTGAAAGCAAAATCGACCAGGTCGCGTCGCTTATCAAGTGCGTTTGAATAAGTAAATGAAGATTGTTGCGAATCTGTAAAGTACGCAGGCAAACCGCATGCGCGTGATAATTCAAGCGCAACGTAATTGCGGGCTTCGTTCAGCTGAAGATTCTTTGGGTCGTAACCAATTGTTTCAAGCGTTACGTCAGCGTTTAAGAATGCCGTTGATTTGTTGCTGCGTGCGGTGCGCCATGATGACAACAATTTTGCAACGCGGTCTGCTGGAAGTGATGTTCCGTTTGATTTCAAAACCATTTGTGGAATTGGTTCATTAGCAAAATTCATTGAAGCCTTTTCAAGTGCCGCAGCAGCCTTGATTGTGCGACCAGCGCGGGCAAGCAAACCTTCTTGCGTATTTGGGAACACGACTAAATTTGTCGGGTCAATTGGTGTCCCGTCGATCTCGTAAGAATCAATTTCTGTTCCATTGGCGTTTGTTGTAATTGAAACGCGTTCAGGTGCAACACGTTCCATTGCACGAATTTTTCCTGTGTCCGCATAGCGTTCCATAACGTAGCCATAAGCAGAATTATGGAAAAACAAATCTGAAATTATCCATGCCCAAAATGTTGAACCTGGGATTCGTGGGTCAGGCTGATTGATCACGCGCGGTTGAGTTACCTTTTCGCCTGTCGCTTCATTGCGTGTGTGCATTGGCAATGACGAAATTGTTTGAATGATTCCCAATGCGCGGGCAACTGTTGGCACGCTCATTGCTTCGGCGCGGTTGGCATTTTGTATGCCATACAGGAAGAAATTATTGTTTTCAGTAAAATACGGCGCAAGTGAAGCGTCAACGTCCAAAGGCGCAGCTGGAACGGCAGCCGCAACCTTTGGCACAAATAGATCAAATAAACCCATGTGCAAATTGTGTCAGGCTTATACGATCAACCCACCATGATGTCAAGATCATTCTCTGGGCGTGTCGCGAAGTGCGTTGCAAGGGCAACTGCCACCGCACCGCAAACGACCGACTGTGACGCCCGTCGTCCAATAACCCAGCCACCGTCACCACGACGCAATTGCACCGCTGCCAAAACTTCTTCCGACAATTGTGCCTGCCCACGGTGTTTTAAACGACCCGAATTGATTGCTGACAACATTTCGTCACACGCCTGCGGGTAGACGCCGTCCATGTCGAAAATTGGGATTCCAGCAGGTGCAAGGCGGGCGGCTACGGCTGCGCTTGTCTTTCGGCTATACAAAACGTATTCGGTTGGGTATTTGCGGGCATAATCGGCAAGATCGTTGGCAATTGCCTTATCGTCCAATTGAAGATCGTTTTGCCAGGTATGCAGCAATTTCACAACAAATTGTTCGTTCCCAATTTTCTGCGCCCCAATAAGTGACGCGTGTCTTCGATCGGGCGAAAGATCGATTGCCAACCAGGTCAATTTGTCAATGTCCAGGTCGACCGACTTATCCAGGCAGTTACCCCAGGAAGCCGCGTCCACTGCGCTATTGATCGCCACAACCCAACGGCACAACACTTCAGTCATTACGACGTCAGGCGGGTCGTTCAATACCGATTTGATGTTGTCGGCGTGAATCAGTGTACCCATTGAAGGATTGGCGTGCCGCGCATTGTCCACACTGATTTCGTCGGTTGGTGCTGACCATTCAAAATAACCAATGTCATCTTCAACGCCTGCAATGGAAGCCAGGGCACGATCTCGAAACTGGTTTAACACGACGCTGCTGGAATCGCCCGCGTTTGTGTACGCCATAACCATTGGATTGGTTGCAGCCATAAGCGTGTATCTAAGCGACGCAAAACTCTCAATGTCGGTCATTTCGCGCAATTCGTCCAGGTGAATGGTCGAAGGTCGGGAAACACCACGGGCAGCCGAACCACCCGCACGCACAATGAACCGATTTCCCGTTAAGGTTTCGATTTCTTCACCGCCGTGTTGCCAGCGAATCTTTTTGACCTGTTTTGCAAGTGAATCATTTTTTTCAATGATCTGCACCATTGCCCTGAATTGTTCCAGCGACGTGGACAAACGGTGCGCCGAACCGATTTGCAGATTTTCGTCCCATAGAAACAAGCCGCCCAAAATACGAATCAGCTGAAGAAAGGATTTTCCATTTTGACGTGCAACCACGATCGTGTTGACTGGTGAAGCCCAGCGACCGTCAGGCTTGATTTTGTGCGTGTGAATAAGCGCAAATTTCTGCCATTCCATAAGTTGAATGCCCAAACTGGTGGCAAGGTCGATCAATTCACCCCCGCGTGAAGGTAAATCGTTCAGTGGGGTGTGGATTCGGGGGGTTTGAACGCCAAAAAGGGCATTTGCGGGTTCTGTGTCCCTACCCAAAACCGTTTGAAGCCCGTTTAAGCCTGTTTCGGTCGGTTGGTGACCTTCTATGACCTTCTCAGTCATTTTCGTGGCTTTTCGAGTCGTTTGGGGGGAGAATCAAACAC